TTACGTCATTTATATAATTATAACGATATATAATTGTATGGAGCTGTTGCAATGTGAACTGAAACAGCTCCATTTATATATACTCCAAACCAAGCAGGTGGTGACCCGTGAATGAAAAAAATCTAATATCAAATTCCGAACGAACTCCGAGTGAACTCCGAGAAATCACTCAAAAAGGCGGCAAGGCCTCGGGTGAAGCAAGGCGGCGCAAGAAGGATATGAAGCAGAAGATGAAAGCTCTGCTTGAACTCCCCGCTGCTGCCAATGACAGGGAGCAGCTTGAAGCTCTCGGTGTTTCTCCCGATGATATGGACAACGAGATGGTGCTTGTTATGTCTATGTTCCTCAGTGCTGCTCAGGGCGATACAAAGGCGTTTGACAGGGTGATACAGATACTCGGCAAGGATATTGCGCACGAGGAGCTTGCCCTTAAAAAGCGTGAGCTTAAGTTAAAGGAAAAGGCTTCTTCCGAGGGAGACAGTGCGGCGCTTTCCAAGCTTGATGAAGTCCTCGGCAAGATCGAAGGGGGCTTCTGATGTTCACGGATATGCAAAAGGAATATTTCCGGGAGGCTGTGCATCGATGGAACGTCAAGACAGGGGCGACCCGTTCCGGCAAGACGTACATGGACTATTACGCCATTCCCAAGCGCATTCGCAATGTTGCGGGGCGTGAGGGGGCTGTGCTGCTTCTGGGGCACACTCAGGGCACGCTGCTCCGCAACGTCATATATCCCCTGCAGGAGCTGTGGGGCGAGGAGCTGGTGAAACCTATCCGCACGACTGACAACACGGCTATGCTGTTTGGCGAGCGGTGCTATTGCCTCGGTGCCGACAAGAAAACATCGGTGGACAAGATACGAGGTATGTCGGTCAAGTATTGCTATGGCGATGAGGTCGTGACCTGGAGCGAGGCGGTTTTTGATATGCTCAAATCCCGACTTGACAAGCCTTACAGCTGTTTTGACGGCACTTGCAACCCTGAGGGTCGGCAGCACTGGTTCAAGAAATTTCTTGACAGTGATGCGGACATCTACTGTCAGAAATACACCCTTGACGACAACCCCACGCTTGACCCGAATTTCGTCAGGGCACTGAAAACCGAGTATGCAGGCACGGTCTATTACGACCGCTATGTGCTGGGCGATTGGGTCAATGCGGAGGGCGTTATATATCGCCGCTTCAATGACTGCCCCGGGGATTTTATCATAGACGATCTCAACGGTTT